ATTATAGCGTAATTACTATAAGAAGTCAAGATAAATTGGACGGTTTGTTTAGGAGACCGTCCAAACTCCTTGTATTATGCCTCTTGTGCTTTGGTAATATACTTACCAAAACGTTCATGAAACTCATCGAAACATTCAACTTCATCTGGATCAATTGGTAGAGCATACTGAGTGAGGGCTAACTTGATACCCATAACAACCAATTCAGTTTCGAAATTGTCCATCATAAAACGTAAGAAGTTATTAACTTTATCGTCAAACTTCTTATCGCCTTTGTCGGACGATTCTTTAAGTTCATAACAGAGCGAGACCGTCAAGGAATACATGGCACTGATTTCTTTGGTCTTAAGCTCTTTAACCTTTCCTGATAAAATATCAGTTGGGTTAGGCATTGAAGCTGCAACCTTTCGGTGTGCAACAAACTTGATGCCTAGGCCTTCGCCTACTGCACCTGATACAAGATCAGTTGTAGTTTCTTCATCAAGTTCATCTTCTAACAATTCACTTACAAAAGACCAACTACGTGGTGTTGCAAATGAACGGCTTGGAGATTTAGGATCAAAATCATAAAGGTCTTTTTTGCTAAAAGTCAAATAACCTACAACATCATTGTGTACATTATTATTTACTGCCCAAGTAAACCAATCGTCGAAGTCGACAGCAAGTTCAATGTGGACAAATCTATTAGCAAGCGGAGCAGGCATTCTGTATGTAACACCTTTGTCTGCTTCGCGGTTACCAGCGGCAACAATCAAAACGTTGTCTGGTAATACGTATTGACCAACCTTACGATTAAGAATTAGTTGGTATGCGGCTGCCTGTACTGCTGGAGCCGCAGAATTCATTTCATCCAAAAACAGTACTATGAAATCATATTTCTTAGCCATTTCTGCTGTGGGTAGTTCTTGTGGTGGTGCCCATGCCATAACATTGTCATTTGCGGCATAGTATGGGATACCTTTAATATCTGTAGGTTCCCATAATGACAAACGGATGTCAATTAATTTGGATTTAGGTAGTTCATTAGTTACTTGTCCAACAATATCAGACTTACCAATACCTGGAGGTCCCCACATAAAAATTGGACGTTTTTTCTTAAAAGCATGCCTAATACTTTTCTTTGCTCTATTAGGGCTTACGGTGCGTACTGCGACGTTTTCCATTTTGTATTCCTCTTCTTGTGTTAACAGTGCCATATCTAATTTCTTAGTATGTATATACTATAGCACCAAAGAGTCTAACAGTCAACCTGTTTTTTGCCAAAATCTAATCTTTTTGTCTTTTCATTGCTTTTATTAAGCCGTATTTTCTAACATCGCCACTAAAAAGATGCAATTCCATTGCCTTCTTTTCATTAGTAACAACTATTCCCTGCTTATCAAAATAGTAAGGACAGTCAATAAACTGGTCCATCCATATTATAACGTTAGTTGTAAACTCAAAGTCTTTAGGATAAGGAACTTTATACATTTGTAAATCTAGTTCTTCGGTTACAAAATTGTATCCAGCTTCAGTAAGGCGCAATCCACCTGTATCTTTTGCTCTTGTATTTTGCCACCATAATGGCATTACTTCCGCTATACTTGCCTCGTGTACAGCCTTGCCTGAATTTTTTAAAAAAATCTTAGTATAGGTTTCTTTCCAGTTCATTAGTCTATCAATTGAACTGTTTCACCTGCAGAAAGTTTAACAACTGTAAATTCATTGCAGTTAAATAGGTCATTTAGTTTCTTTGCCAAATTAATTGCATGTCCTGGATTGCTAAAAGAAACTTTTTTGTATTTAGGACCAGGATAATTGCTTAAACTATGTGAGGATTTTAGATTGAATGGTTTGTTGTTATAAAATACAGCCCATATAGCTTCAGCATCTAATATCTGTTCACTTTTATAGGTTTTTTTGTCTATAAATTCTAACAACACTTTTGGTTTAGGTCTACTCATATACGTTGTCCTTTAATTAACTACGTATATATTTATCTAATTTTACCAAGTATTTCCGCCGTCGAGCCTTACTTCAATTGTTTCTTCTTCGGCATTGTTCTGCTTAACAAGCAATGCTTCTAGGTCACCATTCATCCTAGTCATAACTTCCCCTAATGTAAAGGCAAGCCGTTTTGCTTGTTGTATATCAAGTGTAACATCTTTAGATCTACTAGCATCTGCACTTTTTACCTGGCTAATAAATTGTTGTATAGCTACAGTATTAAGAGGTTCATTTGGCATTAGCTTTACTCAATTCTGTTCTCATTTCTAAAGAAGTTTTAAAAGGACCTTTGTAGTCATAACGTTCGATAGTAATTGCTTTAGGACAAAAACTTTTAACCCAACCTTTATCAAATCTAATAATATATAAAAGCCTGCACAGTATAAACTTTTTGACTTTGAGCTTTTAGTAAATAATGGAAGTTTTTGTTTTACGTCATATAAAGGATTGTGTGGTGTACAACTTGTAGGAAAGCCATGTACTTCATCAAGTGTTACTTCAGTAATATCTAAAGAACTCCAACTTAGTTTACCTAAATCTCTTTCAAGTTCTACTTTACTATTTACAAATCTTGATCCATTGACATCGGTAACCATATACTTTTCATCTGAATATGCTAAAGTAGCAACCTTGTTGCCTTGATTTTCTATAATCCAAAACTTACCGTCAATTATTTCTTTTGCATTTATTGTCATATTGTATACCTCGCTTGTAATGGCTCAGCATAACTCTGAGCTTGTTCACTTACTCTTTGAAGATCCCATAAGGCACAAAACTTCATTAAGCGTAAGCCAACTTGTGTTATTTGTTTAGGTTTGCTATTCTCTGCAATAGTTGCATTAATTATCTCTCTAATCTCTGCAGGTTGTGCTGTTAAATCACATAATGTAACATTACGATTGTAATCGTCAAGTACTCTATGCTCTTCACCATTATGATCTACCCAGCGTTGCAACATCATATTGTTCCAATTGAAGCCTTTGTTGTCTTTATCTGCAAATGCTTCAACAAGACCAACTTTGTTTTTTGTGCCTTTAACACGTACACCTGGATACGCAGAGAACACATTATCACTTTTGTCACCACGCATACATTTTTCAAACAACATAAATTCAGGATTAGGTGCATCTTTAGCTAAGCCTGTTTTTTTGTTAATTACATGATTACCTTTCTTATCAAAGTAACCTTCATGTGTAATTGTAGTTTCAGTAATACCATTATACTGTTTACAGTTAGGAGCAATAAGTTGTGCAAAGTCACCATCAGTGCTAATAATAACATGATTATCATTAGGATGTGCTTGTACCCAACCTGCAATAAGATCATCAGCTTCTAATTGTTGGTTTTGTAGTACTGTACAGTTTGTCTTATTACCTACAAAGTCTTTAAATGTATCAAAGGCTTCCCAAAACAACTTATCTTCTTGTTCTTCTTTTTCTGTAAGAGCTGCACGAGCATCGCTTCTATTGCGTTTGTAAGGCTCATAAAAGTCCTTACGCCAACTGCGACCTTCTAAGCAGAATACAACATGATCAGCATCAAAGTCTTGCCATGCCTTTCGTACGCCTGCTAGAGTAATGTGAAATGCCATGCCGACTTTTGTATCTAAGTCGCCTCTAATAACGTGTCTAGCACGAAAAAATGTATTTGCTGTATCTACTAGTACATAAGTTGCCATTAGTTTGCCTTTGTGTAAATTATAGTACTATTATAACACCAGATCTGGCTTGTGTCAACCATTAAGATACTTCACTCTTATCGTCGCTTAGTGGTTTTACGTTTATATATCCTGCACCACGATCGGTATCCATACCTTCTTCTGATAACATGTTATATACAATATCCTTAAACCATCGATCTACAATCTCTTCTTCAGGATCTTGTTCGGTTCCATATCCGTTTTGAATTAATTCTTGGATAAAATATTTGTTCCAATCAAGTTCAAAGAACCCGTTTCGAATATTATCTTCGTTAACTTTCATATCAAGCACATTTACCCAAGATTGTTTCTTGCGTGTATGATATTCTTTAGGATTCTTTCTTCTTAGCAGTTCAAGTTTTTCTTCTTCGACTTTTACCTTTTCTGCTTCTATTTTATCTAAGCCTGTTAGTTTCTTTAACCATTGTTTCATATCAGTCCTTTTTCTGTTAGTTCATTATCTAAGTTTTTATTTATTGGGTCTTTCATATTAATCCTTTCCTATATAAATAGATTCTTTACTAATATGATTGTTTACGAACCAGTCAAACGAAAAACTTATTCGTGTATCGTGGGTATTATTAGGTCTTACTTTATGTTCCATCCATCCTGGAAACAAAATAATGCCACCTTCCTGAGGTGTAATATCTAAGTTTATTTGATACTTATCACCTATAGGAAACATGCCTCCACGCATTTGTACTCCGGGTTGCCTTAAACTAATTTGGCCATTATCCTCTTTACCTGTACATTTATAATAGTATGTGCCTGATATAAAAGCATCACCGTGACTATGCCATTCTTGAGCTTCGTCATTGTCATAAATGTTTATCCAGCTTCTTGCTAATTCCATTCTTGCATCTTGTCTAAAAAATGCTTGTGTTTCTTTGAAATAATTATATGTATGCGTCTTTATATATCTACCCAAGTTAGATAAATTATGATCTGTAATAGTATTCAAAAATAAATGCACGTTAGTTTTTAACTTTGCTTCTCTATCAGCAGGCAATCCGACTCCTTGTTCTATTATGTTGGGTAGTGCAGCTTTTATTTCGTGTTGGACTACGAAACTTTCTTCAAGTTTAGGTTGATATATATAAACTGGAACAGGAAAAACTTCTAATATCATAGTCCTGCATCTCTTACTAGTTTATTCCACCACCCCATTTTAGTACTCCACTTTTTGTTGTAGATACTGTATTTCAATATTCTTTGCACCAGTATCTTCATCATAGGTATCGTGCAGTCTATACGATACTCCATGTTTATATAACTTAACATTTAGTTTGTTTATACTATCTACATACAAACGTAACTCTTTAACTATATCTGCTACTTTAGGATCTTTCATTACCATCCTGCCTTTCTAATCCTATCTTGATCAATAGGTGCCTTCATTGCTTTATCTAACTGTTCGTTAGTTTCTTTTTTTATATCGTATAGTGCATCCATATCTCTACTATGTTCCCCAGGCATTTCCGAATAGGCTGATATGGAGTCTGGGGGTAAATCGCCATCCTTCTGCCATACATGCTTCGGCCACATCTTTAACGTTGAGAACGTATTCTTCACTGCGTCCACCCAACGGCATAAGATATACTGGACATTCCACCCCGGCACTTCTGTAAGCGTCCACAGCCTTTTTAACTTCATCAAAGTCACTTTGAGTAGCGACAACAAACTTAAAATACATGTCGCTATCAGTAACAAGGTTATACTCACTAGCCACGTCAGGCTTAATAGCAGTATCCCAAGGTTCTCCACTAACGCTAAGTTTTGGGGAACAAGACCAAGTGACTTGGATTCTGTCCTGATCGTTGAGATAGTTGTAGAGATCTTCGTGTAAATGTTGTGTAGTATTTGTTTCAAAAGTAATATTCCTCAAGTCTTTCATACGTGGATGTTCGAATAACTCTACGTACAGTCGTTGCCACGCCAACAACGGTTCGCCACCTGTCATAATCAAATGAACGT